AGTACACAGTATATTTATCATACTCCAGGGTAGTGTTATAAACAAATTCCCTTTTATAAATATTTCCACCTTCTCCATAAGTGATATTGTCGGAAGCCTTATTTTTACCCTTGTCAGTAATTAAAAAATTTCCGTTGTTTCCCGCTGTTATAATAGAACTTCTTATCCTTGCCAGCTTATCGCAAAAATTAAAGACGTTTTCACCCACTTCAGCAGTAGGAAGTTCAGAGGCCGTGAAGTTGTCAGTATTATTTTCCTGCTCTGTTGTTAAGTTATACGGTCCTAAGACTTCATTTACTAAATCTTTCAAGCTTAGGTTAGGCGCAAACTCTATTAGTTTGTCAAAGCTGCTATCTATTGCGGTGGCGGTATTGTCTCGCCCTTGGAAGATATATACACTGTCTTTGTCGTCACCTATTGCATTAATCGCTTCTATCTTCCCTACAAGAACCTCTGTGCCGTCTACGCTTATTTTTACAGTGTCTTTTGTTTGATGTGGGATATTTATTGCGCCTATAGTGAAAGAAAAAGCACCCGATCCAGCTTGTGTAGGCTTAAATACCTCAATTGAGCTATAAACAACTTGTGATCCATTTATTGATAATTGAATCATCTCGATAATACCTGTAAAGTGCCTGTGATGTTATCTGTAAAGACCAAATTATTAATTTGTTTTATCTCGTCTGCCCTGGTTATGTCTTCATAAAGCTCATAAGCTAATACAAAAATAGGTTTGTTTTTAACTTCTATTTCCACAATAGCCGGTACGTCAAGAGCTTGTATGTAGTTAGCAACATTTACTTTTATTTGTCGCAAATCTAGTACTACATCTTCATTATCTGCATTTACCGTTTCTGTAACTAATTGATCTGACTCTTCAAGGGATGTTAATCTTTCTAATAGTGCTTCCTGTACCTCTTTGGCTTCTTCCTGTGAAGTAAATTGCACATCAGGCAAGCCGCCTATTTGTATGCTTGCAAGAGCTAAGTTAAACGCTATGCTCGTTACATTCGAATTCCTAGCCTCTATTTGTACAAAACTTGAAGTGAGACCTGGTTGTTTACCTGCGGGCACAGAAGCATCCGGATCATCCTGAGAAGTGGGTATAGATTCAAAAGGAGTAATAGTCGCTAAAATGGACTGTTTTTGTTTTGCCTTAGATGCTCTCACTTCTTTGCTATCTGAAGGATCAGGCTCAAAAAGACCTGTTATCCTATCAGTAAGCCTACCTAAAAGATCAGCGTATAAACTAGGAAGAGATGCCAGTTTTTCAATGTTGGTTTTAAAAGCCTCTACAGATTCAACAAAAGAAGCATAGTCTCTCAAGGAGGAGTCAACTACTTTAAAGGCATCCTCCACAAATGTTACAGCTTTTTGTATGCCCTCTTTGATGGAATCCAATACGCTAATATTATCCGATTCTAAATCTACATTAGCGGGAACCATATCATCAAGTGTCTCGCTATCTTCTGTGAGTTGTGATCCCAAATCTTGTGTAGGTGGTGCAAGTTCTTCAATAACTTTTAATGTTACTTTGAAAAAGGCAATGCCTATAGTCTTGTCACTCTCCTTAAGGCTAAATTTTTCCACAAAAACATTAAATTGCCCTTTAAATTTATCAACTATTACGATCTCTCTTGTATTTCTAAATGATTCTAAAATAGATTCTTTGTTAGATTGACTTATCACCTTAAAGGACATCTCTATTTTTTCAAGCCCTGCACCAAGATCAACGGTGTTATTTTGGGAAAAAGGATTATTGTAAGTAGATTGTTTATTCTCTACGGTGAGAACACTCTCACCGTCTTGGATTACATCAGTTCCGTCTATTTTTGTTATGAATAAATCGTTAATGGTCATGAGCCTGCCCCTAAAGAGTTGACACCAAGATTTAGAGACAATCCTTCACCTCTTGTTTTTGTTTGAGTTCCTGTAACATTAAGGTTTTTGGCTTCTAGTTGTACAGTAACCTCACTCATGTTTTTAGATGTCATTCCAATAGGTGCCGTAATATTTTCATTAATTTGTTTTTGAGTCATTTCGGCTTCTACTGCATCTGCTCCAAAGCCGAAAAATGATTTTACTTTTGACACCACCCCTGTTACAGTTGCTATTTTATCGGTTACTACTTTCATGGCGTTGGTAATACCTTCTGTTATAGAAGTCCAGAGTCCTGTAAAAAACTCTTTTATCCCACTCCATGCAGTAGTTATGATTTCCATAGGTGACATACTGAGTAAATTTATTATATTTTCATAGGCAGTCAATGCACCAGATGTAATGGAAACCCAAAGATTGGTAAAGAATTCGCTTATAGGTCCCCAATATTGATATATTAGACCTGCAGCCAGTACCAATCCCATTACAATAGCTATGATAGGACTAGCAGCTAATGCCATTGCAAAAGCTTTAAACGCAATGCTTGCTGCCATTAGCGCAACCTTTACGAAAGTTAACGCACCAGCAAATAAAAATGTAGAAGCTTTGACCGCTATCATTACGGCATTAAAGGCAATCATCGTGCCTTTTACTATGGAGATTGTCGCACTAAGCGCAGACAGAGCCACAGTAACGGGAATCAATGCAAGTTTGAATGCCAATACTCCTGCCATTACTGTGGCGATAATAGCCACCACGCCCATAAGTCTTTTAATGAGGTGCTGATTAGCTTCAGCCCATTCTTTTGCTTGGTCGATCAAGGGAGTAAGTTTATTAATGACTTTTGTAAGTACTGGTAAAAATACATCGCCCACAGTGATCATTAATCTGTTGACTGAGTTCTGCATAAGTTTAAGTTTATTGGCAGTAGTTGCACTTCTGCTTGCAAATTCTTTTTGCATTGATCCTGCAAATTTAGTTTTGTCTGATACTTGTTTCATTGTTTTAGCATAAACGTCCATACTTCCGGACATTGTACCTATTGCTCTTGCAGCTTCCATCCCAAACATATCTGTAAGTTGAGTGATGTCTAATTTTTGCATCGATTTTAAGATATCGCCAAAACCAGCAGCACCCTCTTTTTGTAATCTAGTAAATAATCCAAATTTTTTATTGGTCCTGGCCAAGGCGGATACAAATTGATTTATACCGCTTGATGCAAGCTCTTGAGTAGCAAATACTTGATCACCAAACGCTGCCATACCAGCCGCTAATTCAGGAGGTATTTTTAGTTGTTTCATCGTTCCGCTTAAACGACCCATAATATTTATGATTGCTGGTGCTGTTGCTGCGGTTGTATCTGATAAGTGATTGATCGCATCTCCAAGTTCACCTATTCGGCTTAAAGGAATTCTCATTTTATTGGATATGCTTGCAAAAGCAGTACCCGCAGTTTCTGCACTCATTTCAAAAGCTACGGAAGCCTTGGCCACAGTTGTAGTAAAGGCAGCTAATTTTTCTCTAGGTATACCAAGTCTACCTCCAGCAGCAACTATCTTATTGAGTGCTGCAGGAAGCAAGGGTATCTTTTTTGATAAATCTAGCACTATTCCTTTAAGTGCTTTCATTTGCGCTTTTGTGCCGTCCACTACCTTATTCACGTCTGCAAATGACTCTTCAAATGCCATTGCGTCACGGATAGGCTTAGCCAGAGTCAGTGCAAATGCGGCCATAGAGGCGGCAGTACCCATTAAATTTCCGGACATTGCCTTTAATCGATTATTTGTTTTTTGCAATCCGGTATTAAACTTTTGTAGATTTATCTTACCGAGCATGGCTTTAAATCTACCAGAAGATTTTGAGGCTATATCCTGTGATGAGGCTATATCATCAAATGCTTTTGGTTTTTTAAATTTTTTTGTTTTGTCGCCCGCTTGCTTTATAGCAGCGCCGTATCTACCTGCTGAGATTGATGCACGTTTAAGCGCTTTGTCTGTGCCTAATACAGAGGCTAATAATCTATCTGATTGATCCGTAGCCTTCTTATTAGCTAAAGTCATTTTATTTATATTGCTTGATGTATTTTTAAAACGAGTGCTCAGGCCTGTTATTTGTTTATTTAAAGGAGCTACATTTATTTTTTTAAAAGAAGTGTTTATATCAGCAGATGCATCTTTTACAGTTTTTTGAAGTGTTTTTATTTTTAAACTGATGCGAGATAATATAGGGGAAAGATCATCAAAAGCACGGAGGCGAATATTATAATTAAAATTAGCCATTTTTCGCCCTCCTATTAGCTTCTTCTCTACATCGTTTTTGAAGTTTCATAATTTTAAAGTAGTCTTGTTTTTCAAGCCACTCTATAGTAGTACCGCCCTCCATGAAGAGAGCGATGTTAAAAAGGATATCCTCTAATTGATCTTTTGTTACATATTGCTTATAAACAAAAAATCTTTAGAGTACCTCCCGAGAGCTTTTTCAAAATCTCTAAGATCCATTTTGTTTAGAAGATGCGAGCTTAACGGCTCATCGTCAAGGCTTCCATTTTTAAGAAGAAAAGATTTGAACTCTTTTATCATACTGGCATAAACTCCACCCATTTGCATCATCATGATCATGTCTGAATCTTTCATATCTGCTTCTGACTGTGAATCATTCTGTTCGGCAGGAGCATTAGCAGAAAGAGTCATAAGACCTTTTCCCATGATCTCTTTTAGCTTTGCTACTTCTTCAATATTCCCCATGCAGGGTTCCTCAATGTTGAGGACCTTGCTTTCTGCCTGTTGACCTTTTATGCTCAAACTAATTGGTTTACTCAAACCTATATGCATATTTAACCTTTTTATAGTGCAGGATTACCTTCGAAAACTAGCTCAAAATTACCATCTGCATTGATCGGTTTTTCAGGATCACTTATTAAAGACATCTCTGTAAAAGACTTAGCAAAATCAGTTGCTCCGTCTGAGAGTTCTAATACATTCCCACCGATCAAATTAAACCAAGTGGCAGTTAAAGCTTCATTATCTTTGGTTGCGCGAAGTTCAAATTTTACCATACCTTTAGCTGTCTCTATATTAAAGGCGTGCGTTACAGATACTGCGCCGCCGCCTGTGGTGTTTGTATTTACCTGTATTTCACCCTTACCATCTCTAAATGCTAAAGAGTTGGGTATATATCCTATAACTGCATTGTTTACTACAAGCGTTATCTCAGTTAATTGTCGTCCCATCTGTTAGCTCCTTTTAAAATTCAAATGCGATAGCGATAACACCATCAAAACGTCTAGCTTGTGTAACGATTGGTACTTTTGATGTAAGTGAAAACGTGCCTGAAGCAGCATCCAAAGAAACAATCAAGTTAGTTTTAAAGAAGGTGATAGCCTCATCACCTCCCTGCACCAGTGCATCATCAATGAGGGTTTTATATAGCCCTACAACGAAAGTTTTTACTGCTGCTGGATTGGTGATTGATTTTCCAGGAACCAAAGATCCATTAGTAGCTCTTGTCTGACCATATGTAGACTTGACGTTGTTAGAGAAAAATTCTCTCACCACAGACATTGTATCCACGTAATTTGTATATTGAAAACTAGGATCATCAGTACCTGTTCCATCTTTCTTATAAGTTGTAGGTAATTCACTCATTACTATCTGGTTTGCCGGATTAGGTATAAATGTTGCACCACCCGCAGCAATCAATTCATCTATGTTAGTTTGAGTAAGTCTTCCTACCGGAAGATTCAAACTTAACATAGGTGTATTGAAATACGGCAAACTTGCTTTTTCTCTACCGCCAAAGGCTTCTACAGCATCGAGTACAAAGCTGCCTAATACCGCACCTTCTGTTAATCGCAAAGCTCTTAAAGCACATATCTCTGAGGCCATATTTGTACTGATATCAAAGTAAAGCATCTCATCAAGATTGTATAAATTGACAAGTGTTTTGAGATTAAGTAAATCAAGTGCTGTTTTAGCATTGGCCAAAGTGTCTGTAGTACAGATAAAGCCTATTCCATCTTTTATCTCATTGGCAAGATTAAACACACTTTCTGTGTAATCTGTAAGCACTGCTTGATCTAAATCCTGACTGTAAATGATAGTTTGATATCTCTCTTCGAGATTGTCAAAAATGTTAGCTACATCAACAACACCCGCGCCGCCCGTGAGGTCTACTACCACCGCAGTAATGCCAGCTACTCCTTGAGTGTTTTGCATCTTCACTTCATTGCCCGCTGTACCTTCATGCACATAAGTAATAGTGACCACTTCTGCTACTGCGGCTGCCGTAAAAGGATAAGTTGATGCGGCAGTTATAGCAGCAGCCAAAGCCGTTGCAGTTGCCGCTGCTGTATCATCTTTTGTCACGGTGATGGAGTATTCGAATCCGTCATTACCTGCCTGAAGGACAAAGTCTGCTGTTTCAGTAGCAGCTCCCGAAAAAGTAACTGTTCCCTCTGCCTCTGATCCTGATCCATTATCATCAAGAGCAATAGCATCAAAACGTGTTATTTTGTTAACTGTACGTGCCCTCTTGATCATTTGTGATAAGATAGAGTTATTCCCGAAAAGGGTATCCTCTGTACCTATCTGAATATCTTCAGTAACCGCCTTGGCTACTGCCGAACCCGTTGCAAGCTTTTGACCTACAAAAAGCACTTGTTGCCCCGCTACACCCGCTTGAACCGAAGCTCCTACAATCTGAAATGTGGTTCGTGGCGAAGTTGTTGAACTCATAATTGATCTCCTTTTTTTAAATTAAGATTCTGTTGAAAACACTGGTTCCACCTGAATATCCCCAAATGTTGCATCAAAATCGAAAGTGTCTATGTTTACATCCTCTCCGTAGATAATCTCTACCACTTCAAAGGTGTAATTTTGCACCAATGTGGCATTTGTTACCTGTTCTCTATTAGAAGATGTAAAAGTAATGCCCTGACTTTTGTTATCACCCCAGTCTGTATCTAATCTAACTCCCGATAAAGAGCGCATTAGCACAGCTTGCATGAACCTTGCAGTATCAGCGTTTACTTTCCCGATTGTATCATTTTTCAATGGAAAGAATATTAATACACCAAACTGATTAATCATAGTCATTTTAAAATCTGTGATTGTTGTTTGTTGAAAATTTGCATCGCTGCCTGTGCCTCTGTCTTTTGATGCGAATGACCCTAAATCAATTACTACTGCTGTTAATAATTGAGTTTGAGTATAAGCTTTTATCGCGTTTGCGGTGTCAATGGAAGCGTAAGCACGTACACTTTTATGAAGTTTTCCACCTCCCAAATTCTCTGTATTGCCCTGCTCGATGGTGAAAGTGAAGTTGTCTGGATCAACCACAGTCGCTACAGTATGAGAATAATTTATTATCTCAGAGGATATTTCAACCGGACTAAATCCTGATAATGTGAAAGGATCATCTGCACTAAGACCATGAGATATAGCCGTAACCGTAACTACCCCACCTGTATAACTGACAGATGCACTTATTGCCGAGGTGCTAAAGTTATCACTAAATTGTGGTAGTTTAGCTTCTAAAAATTGACAAACTTGTGATATTCTCATTTATACTCCAACCAAATGCCCTTGTGCTTTAAATTTTATTGAGTCTAGATCTG